GCCATAATTATATCCTCCTAGTTTCCGAATACTGTCTCTAGGCCGTCGACTATACTCGTCAGTATTCTAATTAATTGTATAGTGTGTCTTTTATACAATACATTTAAGTAGAGCGCAAGAGAGCCTGTAATGTAAATGATGTTTTTACGATGTAGCTTTTTATTAAGTAGCTACTGAAACCTGTGGAGCAATACCTTCTACAGTATTTTGTCTGTGAGCAATGGCTGCTTCTTCTAGCTTAATCTTTGTAATGACTTCTTTAACTTTGTCATCGATTCTCACCATTTCAAGAGTGTATCTGTTATTATCCAGATGCTCCTGTTCCCACTTCAACTCCAAGGACCTTTTTTGTTTGTATAGGTCTTGTATCATAAGTAACCTCCTCATAGGTTATTCTGTTTAACGGGGCGAACATTCCCGTTGTTTCCCAGATAATATCATTTTTCCCTAGTTTGTCAACTATTGCTTGTTCCAATGAGGTTGGATTGTCTTCTGACTCTACTTCAAATTTTCCATGATAGTCATAAGCCCAGATATTTATTAGGAATTTAGTCATTTTCTCACCCTATATAAAAAAAGGGGCCGAATTGTGTTCGGCCCCTTAAAATTATTGATTACGTTGCGTTTGAACCAAAGATACCTCTTGGATCAGAGAATCCAAATACATATCTTTCTCTC